TTATCAAATTGAGCTTGTGTATCTGCAGCTTGCTGTTCTTTAGCAGCTTTTGCCTCATAACCAGTAACTGCTTGATTTACTCGCTGTGATACAATATTGTCAATATGACTATTCATTAACATAGCAGACTTTGACTTAGGGTCAGCAAAAGCCTCATCAGGGTCAAAAATGAAATCATCATCTATACCTAATCGCTCCTTTACTGATGTTGGTGCTGTTTCTCCTTTAAGATAACTTCTTAATGTATCTACAGCCCCTTTATCTTTCTTCATCACATCAATCAAAGCTTCATATTGTTGAAGGTCATCTAATTTACCTTTCATCTTTATAGCTTCTCGTGATGAATCGGCATAGCGTTTTTTATATGGATTTGTTTCATCTTCCCACACATCCTTAGCTTCTTGAGGGTCCGCTTCTACAGGTTCGCTTGTTAAGGCTATGCCTGGTTCCGCAGGAGTTGTCTCTTGCTTTGGTTCATCTACTATACCACTATTTACACTATCTTCTAATTGGTCGAAAAAATCATTGGAGTCAGCACCGATGACCGCATCTTGTACTGAGTTACCTCTATCTTTAGCCATTTTTAATCCTTTATTTTAAAAAACTGTTAAATTCTTAGTTGTATATTAAGACTTTGCTAAGTCTTTTTGCAACCCGTTATTTTTAGAATTAGCTTTATTTATTTGCTCATTTCTTTTTAAGTCTTTTTCATAATTACTTAAAGCATCTTGCATTTTCTTGCTAGTCCTGCTTTGTTCTGCTTTAGCTACTGCTGCATCAGTTTTAATTTTTGAACTTGCATCTAATAAGTTTTTGCGCATATCATGCTCAGCCATTCTTACTTTATCCTTAATGCCTGCTTGTACTAATTGACGCTCTAGAGTTTCAATAGTTCCCTCTTTGTCTTTTATACTTTGCTCCAGCCCTTGTAATTGGTTTTGTAGCTGAGCTAACATGCTCTTGCGCTCTGCAATTTGTTCTTTATTCTTAATATCTGTTTCTGCAAGCAATGCAATATCATCTATAACTCCTAATTGCATCATTTCTTTTAACTCATTTAAATATGCCCAACGATTAACAGGTAGTGTAGCTCCTGTAATTACTCTTATATCAAATTTACCTGCTGAATAATCATTAAACATTCCAATTTCTTCACCTAAATCATTATATTGTATTTTATTTATAGTAACTTCTTTAGATTCTTGTAATGCATTAGGTTGTACTAATCTAAATACTTTTTCAGTTGTATATAAAAATTGAGCATAATCTTTTACTATTAAACCAAGTTGTTTAAGAGAGGGCTCAACTGTGCTTTTCATCCACCTTTTAACCCTTCTTGTACCATATTCATCATTAGCAAGCAATCCTTTGTATGTGTCATGTTGAGTTCCTACATCTCCTTGTGAAGATGAGTATATACCTGCTAAATATTCCATATCACCCTTGCCCTCACCAACTATTGCAGCGAATGCATTGCTTAATTGCGCAGGCATAACTGCTTGTGGAGGCTCATAACCATGATTTATAGGTAATAATGCTCCAGGAGCTGTTGCGAATTTTTCCCAATACTCTGTATCTACAGAACCTTCATAATACATCCATCTTAATGATGAACCTAAACTTGCATTATGTACCATTAATTGATGTGCTTTATTTAATTCTTGTTGCTTGCCTACAAGTGGACCTACAGCACTCATTGGATATGGAGTTCCTGTCCAACGATAATGTACAGGTACAATAGGATATTCATTGCCTGGCAATAAACTTTCAAATAAAAATTTATCACCAACACATACAGTCATTTTAATTTTATCATCATAAAATTTAGTAGCTTGAATAATGCTATTCTTTAATTCACCTTTCATCAGTACATTGTATTCTTTTTCAGTAACAACTACATTTTCTGTAGTAGATACTTGTTCCATTGCAGCCGATATTCTAGATTGTTTTTCTTGTTCTATTTGAGATTGCATATTGATTTGCATTTTTTGCAATTCTATTTCGTATCTTTCTTGTATAATCTCACCTGCTTGTAATTGTTGATTAAGAGCTAATTCGCTTTCTTTAAATTGAACATTCATTTCATCTATCATGCCTTGCATTTCAGATTTAACTTGAATTTCTATTTGTTTTATTTGTTCTTCAGTAGGCTCAATGTAATAAAATACATTCATATAAGCTACTTTAGTTTTTTCATATACCTCATAATACTCTAGTAATAACTCTTCTTCTCCTAGTACATTCCATGATTCTGTTATATCTTGATATTGAAAATCTCTTCCATCTCCTTTAATTCTTGTACTTATATCTTGTGGGTAATTACTATTAGCATTATTAATTTTAGTTTTATATTCAGGAAATAAGTTTATTAAATGTTGCTTAGGCAGCACTTTATAAATCATAATAAAAGCTGCATCTCTAAAAAACATATCTCTAGATTTCGGGTCTACATATACATCAAAAGGTTCAATATTATCTATCATAACCTCACCCATACCTCTATCTTTATTAGAATCTATATTTACCCTAAAAAATCCAATAGATTTTGTACAAGCATCGCTAACTACTTGACTATATTTAGATGGACCATCACTTATATACCATATATAATCAGCTACATCTGAATGTACTGCTGCTATATTTGAATCTGAACCTTCAACTGCTACAGCTTGCCATCTTGGTTGATTAGTAGTTGCATAGAAGTTAAGCATTTCTACAATAGGGATAATTCTATTAATAGTAAAAGTAGGCATACCTTGAGCTTCTAAAGCATCTTGTTCTTTTTTAGACATTTGATTATCTAAGAAAAAATCATGACCTTCTTGATTAGCTGCTTGCCATTCTCTTCTTTTGTTTCCATTTATCATTTGAAATAAATGTTTTATTCTATCTGCTTTTTTATCCTTTGCCATTACTTCTCCTTACGCTATCAACCAGCCTTTTGGTGAGCGTTGTTTTTTATAATATCTATTGTCTTTTTCTTTTAATCCTTGAGGTGGAACTAAATATTTACATGAATATGCTAATGCATCTATTGTATCATCATGTGCCATCCGAGGTCCAAATGTAAGGATTTCGTGTTGCAAATCATAATGTTCTTTTTTAATTTTTATACCACCTATTGCCATTCGTTGAGATAATACTTCTTGTATTCTATCTCTTTTAGAAAGTCTTGTTCCAGGCTTTTCTGCTTTAAATTTAACTGAAAAATCATTTCTTCTTCTCATTTCTGCTGCCATCGATTGGAAAATAGGGCGTGACATAGTCGTTTCTTCAATGACGAATAAGTTTGGCTTATACCTATCATTAAATTCAAAAATATAATCAACAATGCCTTTCTTATCTTCACCTGGAATACCCAATACTGGTAAACTGCGCTGATGTAAGTACTCAATAACATAAACATTATTATTATTATCACAAGCAACAACAAGGATAACGCTAAAATCACTATCTCTCCTTTCAGAATCTGTTGCAGGGTCTACACCAACAAATATATTTACAGGTATATGTTTTCCATCTATTACAACATAATTAATATCATCTTCTCTTTTAAAAGTTCCTTCCCAATAAACTATATGTTTCATATTAAATATAGAATCTTCTTCACTTTGAACTTCCATCATATATTCTTGATAGAATTTTTGAGGCTGCCCAGAATCTTGATAGAACTTTTTCTTTTCTTCTAACTTTTTCATGCCAAACCAAGAGTCCCACAAACATTTATTATCTTGGATAGCTTTATACATCATTACTTTCCAACTAAAATCTTCTTTATTTTTTTCGGCACGCTGACTATTAGTAATGAGATTATTAATAAAGCTGTCATAGTGAACAGGTGTACCGTTAATACGGAGCCTGCCATCAGCAGGTTCAAGAGCTGGAGAGACGACTGCAGTAACCATATTTGCATTTTTTGACCTACTTTCAGGAGTAAGTGTATTATTTTCATCTTCAAAATCATCCAATACAACTAAATCATACCTTTTATGAAGCTTAGCACCACCACGAATACCTGATATGTTTGATTTACTAATAAGTTTG